AAGGCCTGGTTCGAAGCCGTCGACAACGCATCGACCCGGACGCCAGGCGTCGGCATGGCCGTGCGCCTGATGTTCGGCCTCGGCTTGCGTGAGAGCGAATCGGCCAGCGCCAGGTGGGAATGGATCGACTGGCAGCGCGGCACCTACACCCCTGGAATCACCAAGGGCCGGGAGGCAGAACCGATCCCCGTGCCGGCCTGGTTGCGTGACGAGCTGGAAGCAGTCAAGCGGGAAGAGGGATTGATCGCCTCCCGCAACGATGGCCGGCAGTTCGAGCCTGGATTTGCGCGCTCTGCCATGCGCTCTGCCAACGCCAACTGTTCAATCAAGGGCATCACCCCGCACCGGCTTCGTGGAACCTTTGCCACGCTGCTCTCCGAGACCGGCGTGCCCATCCAGACGATCCAGAAGGTCATGCGCCACAAGAGCTTCACCACCACGATGGGCTACCTGGAGAAGAACCTCGACACGGCAGCCAAGGCACAGAACGAAATAGGTTCGATTATTGGATTTGCCCGGCGCAAAAACGGCGAACACATCACAACCGCAGCAGAGAAAACAGGAAATGCAAATGATTAACAGTCATCGGATTGAGACACCGGCGCCCGCGCGGCGATCCGTAAATTTTGAAGAGGGCGGGGCATGATCGAGTACATCAACAAACGCATGATCGACTGGGCCACCTGGTGCAAGCGGCGCGACGACGGCGGCCTGGGCTACCCGGGCAGCACCTCGTACTGCAACCTGGTCCAGATCCATGGCGACCGCGGCGCTGGGCCCGTTGCCGACGGCGCGGCCGCGCTGGAGATCGAGGGGATCATCGTCACAATCCGCAAGACGGCGCCGGCGCAGTACGACGTGGCGTTCTGGTTTTACTTGGCCGGCTCGATGACGGTCAAGCGCATCGCGCACGAACTAAAGTGCTCGGAGGTGACCGTGTACAACCGCCTGCATGCGCTGCACCTGGCGGTCATGCATGCGCTGCAGGACATCGATATCGCGGCGCAGGACCGGGCGGCGATCGAGCGCGCGCGGCCGAAAATAGTTGCTTGACCGCCTTTAGGGTTCACGATATATTGTGCTACGCTTTCTAATAACTAAATGTAGAGCAGCGACACATTGAACCCGCCCTGAGAAGAAGCGGGTTTTTTTATGCGCCGGCTCGTTATTTTAGACGCACAACGCTTTCCGTTTTGCTCTCCGCTGCAGCGTAATACTGTGAGATGGGATTAGCCAGTTCCCAAGCTTTTCTGACTTTTTCTGCGAATGACGACCGGCACTCTATGTGCTCTCGGATGCTGTATGAATCGATGAATTCGTTCCAATCTGCCTCTCTCAATTTTGCAGCAACGTTTTGGATAACCAGTCTGTACAGCAACTCCATCGCTCCCTCCGGTAATAGTTTTTGAAACCGTATCATTGTTGTAGCGGTGACGCTGGTTCGATTCGAGCAGGAAAACTGAGTTTTCAGCGCCGCTTTTCGTGGCACCTTCCCGCCGGCTGTGCTGGCGGGCTTTTATTCCGAGGTCGATATGCAGCGTCGCAACTACTTTATCCGCGTCTGGTTGAGCTACAAAGGCTGGCGCAAGTATCTGCCGGCTGTTGCTGCCATGCGTGCAGCGCTGCTGGTATCGGTATGAGGCAGCACCTCTGGCGCGCCGCCATCGCCCGCGCTGTCCACAGCAACGACCCTGCCCAGATCAACGCGCTGGCATCGCGCCTCGCTGCTGACGAGCGCTTGGCCATTGCACTGCACGCGCACGGGCATTACCTGAACGGTCAGCCTATCGATGTGGTGGTGTGCCGTGCACTGAACGTAAAGGCTCTCGATGAATGACCTGTTCGCAATCGACATCCTGCTATTCGGCGCGCTGACTGGCGTCCTGGCAGTTATCGTGCTGGGCCTGTTCTGGGCAATGGCGCATCGTGGGCGCACGCGGTGGGGTGCTGAGCGTCGAGGCCAGTAAGCAATGAAGCTGCGCACACTCGGTTCCCGTCTAGCGCCGGCGCCACGCACGGGGCCCAAGCCGCTGCCTGCCACCACAGTCGAGCGCAAGCGCGGCAGTGCAGGCATGCGCGACAGGGCCAACATCCGGGCACGTGACAAAGGCCTGTGCCAAGAGTGCATGCGCCTTGGGCGTACCACCCTTGGCCATGTGGTCGACCACATTGACCCGCTGCACCTGGGCGGCGACGACCTGGACAGCAACAAAGAGCTGCTTTGCAAACCATGCCATGACGCCAAGTCAGCGCGCGAGGCTTCAGTGAGGGCTAGGATTTAATTTGCTTGAATGGCCTCTCGATTGCAGTCATGACGGGAACCCAGTTCGTAGCGACACCTGATTCTTTGACACAAGCACCAGCGCTAAGGTAGGCAGCAACCATTTGTGGAGGGATGCGATACCAACCGCTGCCGGCAAGCTGCATGAAGTACATAGCATCGTTATCAACATCGTAATTCATCGCGCCTCCCGCTTACCGTTGCCTCAGTGAATTGCCAATGTAAACGCTTGCAGCTACGGACTCAATGGCTGCTGCATACCGTGTGCGGGGGGGGCAAAAAGTCTCGGGCCCGTCCACCCCGGACACCACTTGGTACCCCATCCGCAGAAAATATCCCCGTTGGAGGAAATGTTAATGGCTTTAACAGGCAAGAAGCGAGCCTTCGCCGATGCCGTTTTGGCCGGGTTCTCGAATAAGGAGGCGGCGATCAAGGCCGGCTACAGCGCTTTAACAGCTTCGGCCGCTGGGTCCCGACTTGTTAAAGACGAAAAGGTGGCCGCATACATCGCTTTGGCGCGCGCTTCGGCGTCCAGTGCGGCACAAACGACCAGCGCGCCGGCCGCGGCGCCGCCGGCAGCGCCGCTGACACCGGCATTCGACATCAACGCCGCGCTGATGCACACCGACCCCAAGAACTTCCTCACCATCGCCATGAATGACCAGGCGCTGGATGCGAAGTCGCGAATCGACGCTGCCAAGGCGCTCTTGCCGTTTACGCACAAGAAGCTGGGCGAAACCGGCAAGAAAGAGCAGCAGAGCGAGAACGCGCAGAAAGCCAGCGGCCGGTTTGGGGCCGCGCCGCCGCCTAAATTGGTCGCCACCGGCGGCAAGAAAGTGCCGTAATGGAATGGACGACTGCCTGTCCAGACTGGGAGCGCCGCCTGGTCGCGGGCGAGTCGATCATCCCGCCGCCGATTTACCCTGATGAGGCCGCGCGCGCAGTCGCCATCTTCAAGGAGTTGCGAGTCACCGACCTACCCGGCAAGCCGACATTCGGCGAGTGCAGCGAAGAATGGGTGTTCGATTTCGTGGCCGCCATCTTCGGCGCCTACGATGCAGAAACCGGCAAGCAGCTGATCCGCGAATTCTTCCTGCTGATCAGCAAAAAAAACACGAAGTCGACCATCGCCGCCGGCATCATGCTGACGGCGCTGATCCTGTGCTGGCGCGAGGAGGAGGAGCACTTGATCCTCGCGCCGACCAAGGAGGTGGCCGACAACAGCTTCAAGCCGGCAGCGGGCATGATCCGCGCCGACGAGGAGCTGATGACTTTGTTCCAGATTCAGGATCACATCCGCACGATCACGCATCGCGTCACACGCGCCACGTTAAAAGTGGTTGCCGCTGATACCGACACGGTGTCGGGAAAGAAGTCAGGACGCATCCTGGTGGACGAGCACTGGTTGTTTGGCATGCGTGCCAACGCCGAGAGCATGTTTATGGAAGCGACTGGTGGCCAGGTGTCGCGTGAAGAAGGGTGGGTCATCTACCTGACGACGCAGAGCGACCAGCCCCCGGCCGGCGTGTTCAAGGAGAAGCTGGCGTATTACCGCGATGTGCGGGATGGCATCGTCGTCGATCGCAAGTCGCTGGGCGTGATTTATGAGTTCCCGCCAGCCATGATCACGGCAAAGTCGTACATGGACCCGAACAACTTCTACATCACTAACCCGAACATTGGGCGCTCGGTCAGCGCCGAGTGGCTTGAAGACCAGCTCAAGAAAATTCGCAGCAAGACAGATGGCGCCTTCCAGCAGTTCCTGGCCAAGCACCTGAACGTCGAGATTGGCCTGAACCTGCGCACCGACCGCTGGGCCGGCGCCGACTTCTGACTGGCGGCAGGCGCGATCAACATCACGCTCGACTACTTGCTGGCCAACAGCGAGGTGGTGGTAGTCGGCATCGACGGCGGCGGCCTGGACGATTTGCTGGGCCTGACGTTGGTAGGGCGTGAACGCGGTACCGGTCGCTGGCTGACCTGGTCGCACGCCTGGGCGCACGAAATCGCGCTTGAGCGTCGGCCAGAGATTGCGCCAGCGCTGCGCGACTTCGAGAAGCAGGGCGACCTTACGATCGTGGACTTGCCTGGAAAGGACGTGATCGGCGTGGCCGACATCGTTTGCCGTGTCCAGCTGGCCCGGCTTCTGCCGGAGGAAAACGGCGTCGGCGTAGACGCCGCTGGCATTACCGACATCGTGGACGAATTGATTTCGGACGGGCGCGATATCGAAATGAAACAGATCGTGGCGATCTCGCAGGGCTGGAAGCTCAATGCCTCGATCAAAACGACGGAGCGCGCAGTGGCGGGCGGTGAACTGCTGCATGGCGCGCAGCCAATGATGGCCTGGTGCGTCAGCAACGCGCGCACCGAGGATCGCGGCAACGCGATCAGCGTGACAAAACAGGTATCCGGCAAGGCAAAGATCGATCCCTTGATGGCTCTTTTCAACGCCGTCTCGCTCATGGCACTCAAGCCAAAGGCAGTAGAAAGCGCTTACAACAAGCGCGGCATCCTCATGTTTTAAGGACCCCATGGGCTTATTCGATCTTTTCCGGCCT